GTGTTCTAACGCTGGATCTTTAGGCATCGGTTGAGGTGGTTTCTTTAAAACTAAGTCTACATTTTTCACACCCAATGCTTCATACATATTTCTATACGCTTGATATAGATTATGTATTTGAGGATTGGATTGCGCCAATTGCAGTTCCGTCTGAGCGAGGGAAATACGCTGTGTCTGTGAGAAAATATTTGGATCTGCAACTGGAACAATATCGATTTTATCATCAAAGTCAGATTGTTTAACCATTCTTTGACCACCCACAACATCGTATGGGTATTCTTGTGGCAAGTATAATTTAAATACTCTAGCCAATAATCTAAATTCATTTTTAAGAGAAGAGTAAAGTCTTTTATGGATCGCTGACATTGTTCTCGATCCTCTTTCAAGAAGCGCAACCGTCGTACCCACTGCTGCTTGCTGATTACCCTCACCTACTTGCAAGTCTGCTATTGAAGCGAATCTTTGACCTGCTTGTACTACGACGCCCATAAGTTGTAACAAAGTTTGAGAAGGCTCTTTAAAAGGTAAAGTCATAAATGAATCTCTGATGTTTCCACCAGGTGCATCTACATCTCTAAACTCTCCAGGTTGAATGGATTGAGCGTCATCTCTAATTCTAATTCCTCTTTGTTTAAATCCAGCGGGTAAGTTGGATAAAGTTCCTGCGTCGAGCAAGGATCTTAAAGCAGCGGTTGCTGTTCTAGACAGTCCACCGATCATATGTATTAAACCAAAACCATAAAAGCCTAAGCCAGGTAAAAATTTAAAGTGTACAAAGTATGAGATTTTAGTTCTTTTTTCATCTCCTACTTCGTAGTTTCTTCTTATTGACAATATCGAACGAGAGTTTTCTTCAACCGTTACAATATAAGGAAGTTTAATTCCAGTAGGTTCCCCTTCGGGACTTCGGTCTTCAAAACCCTCAAGGTCAAGATTAACATGACATTCAAGTAATGAAAAGACATCTTCGTTTTTACTTTTTCTTATTCCTTCTAATTCATTTTCTTTTTTATCTAAATCAGATTCATTATCGTAACCGGGTGTTAATTCTATATCTCTATAAAAACCTGTTACTTGTTGTTTTCTTAATTCGTTTTCAGATATTTTAACTCTATGAATAATCGATTCCGCATCTTCTAATGAGGTAGCTGAGTACGGAACGATTAAATCATCTGCAGGCACGAACTTAGAAACAGCTCGTCCTAATAATTCATCATAGTAAACTTTTTTAAATGATGAACCTGCTAAAGGTAAATAAAATAACATTTGATCAAAGTCAGCTTCGTATTCTTTCATTTGATCCATGAGCTGATAGTTCATGAATTCTTTAACACGTTCCGACTGTTGTTCTTTTTGTGGTGTTGTTGCACCGATAATCTGAGTTCTTACAGGTCCTTGGGCCGGGAGCAATTCTTTATAAGCCAAGGCTTGGAATTGAGTGACTGCTTCCGCTAGTACAGGGTGCGTGGCCCCCGAAGCTCCTTGAAAGGGTTCTGTTTTTTGTTCGTATTTAAATCCTAATAAATCTAAGCCTGATGTATATGCTCTTTCCCAATCTCTTCTTGAAGATTTATAATCTGTGTAGTTAGAAAAAAGTTCTGAACCAAGAGGCGATAAGATTTCCTCTGGTAGTAATTCAGCCAAGTTATCATAATGATTTTGACTTTGTGCTTGGTTAAAGGCTCCTGGCTCAAAATTAATTTCTACTCCACCATCTTCTGTAGGAGTAATTTCAGTATCACCTTGTTCAGGTAATGTTTCTTGTAATTCAATATTTTCTTCTTGAGCTTTTTCTTGCCCCTCTATCTCAATAGATTTTTTAACTTCGTTTGGAAGTGCTTTGTCGATGTCTGCCATTAATTTTCTCCAATTTTATAGTCTTAACAGTATTATACTCAACATTCAAGCCTTGAGGTTGAGGTCCTTTCTTTGGTGGTATCGTTTTAGTTAATTTTTTCATCACCAATAATAAGTTCTCTTTTTTCTAGGGGTTACTTCATCTATATAGTCTTCTGGGTGCTGAATCAAGCCTCCTTGTCTAAATCGAAGGACAGCTTGGGTCATTGAGTCTACTAAGTCATCATGGTCGCCATAAGGAAAAGCAGCACATTCTTCAATAACTTCTTGAGCAAAATTTTTATCTCTAGGTGCCCATATCATTCCAGACTCAAAAAGAGGTGCTACAGCGTTTACTCTTGTATGTTTATCATTTCCTTTTGATGGTGTGAAATTGACTACAGGTATTCCCATTTGTCTAAGTTCATAAGTCAAAGGAAGTCCAGATGCTTTAGCTTCAACTAATACTGTTTCAGGCTGCCAATAGTCATATTGTTCTTTGGCCACTCTTCTAAGATCAGGAAATTCTAAACGATCTTTTATGGCATCTAATAAAATTAATTGCTCAGGTGAATCTTCTGTTTCTCTAAAAACACCCCAAGTCGTAATAGCAGAATAGTCAGCCGTTTCTTTTTTCATAAAAGCTGTATCGTAAGATTGAATAACATGTTGAAGTGATGGCATATAATCTTTGTCCCAATCTTTCCACCACTCACGTTTTATAATCGCACCTTCTTCTGATGTTGGGTTCTGCATATATTGAGCAGACCATTTTGAAATACCTGCTGAAGCCTTAACAGCTTCTAAATCTTCTAATGACCAATACTCTGGCCAAACAGGTTTACCACTATCCATGATTGCTGGAAACTCAATCACTTCCCATTGGTCGGCTTTAGCTTCTTTAGCTCCAGCATTTACAAGTTGTGCTGTTAGATCTTTAGTTGACCATCTTGTCATTACTAAAACAATTCTTCCTCCTGGTTGTAAACGTTGTCGTGGTCCTGAAGTATACCACTCATATGCTTTTTCAAATGCAGTAGGTGAATAAACATCTTGCTCTGAATGTGGATCATCAATGATGAGTAGATCAGCACCTCTCCCGGTCACCGCACCTTGGACCCCGACAGCAAAGTATTCACCACCTTGGTCAGTCTCCCAACGTCCAGCTGCCTTGGAGTCTTCTCTTAATCTTGTTTTAAATAAATCTTGATACTCGGTTGAGTCAATTAATGTTTTAGCTTTTCTTCCAAACCTTACAGCTAATTCTGCTGTGTGGGTTGCTTGAATTATTTTTAATTTAGGATCATTACCAATCATCCAAGCTGGTAAAAAATAAGATGCAAATTCAGATTTCGTATGCCTTGGAGGCATATTAACAATAAGTCTTTTTAGTTTTCCTGTTCGTAATCTATTAAATGCATCAGCAATCTTCTTGTGATGGTAACCTTCAATAAAATCTGGCCAAATGTGTTTTACAAAAGGTAGAAATTCTGTTCGAAGCTTAGTATCTTTTTTTCTTTTGATACTGTCCAAAATATCTAGTTTAAGTTGCTTTCGTACTTTAGGGTCTGCAATTTTGTTTATCTTATTTATATCCAGCATAATCTTAGTTATGTAACTAAAAAGTATTTATCAGCAATCTATATCTATATCAAACAATATAGTACATATATTAGGTACCATATTTTTGGATTTACCCCCTCCCCCCTCTTTAAAAAGTTCGACTTTTCAAATCCACTTGGTACCTCTATTAAGCGCGCGAAGCGCGCTAAGGGTGGGACCCGCCCACATGCTCTTATCTAGGTGCGACATAGTGTCGCACCTATCATTATTTAGTTGACAACTAATACATACTAGGAATGGTTGGCATCTCCTTAATGTTAGTTTCTATAGATCCTCCATCGTTGCCTTCATCATCCATTGAAGGAGTGAGCCAAGTTCCATTGTCCAATCTTATTTGAATAGGTTGTCTGTACCAACCTTGATGTTCTGCATCTTCTACACTCATATACTGAACATCAACAATCTTACGACCTAACAAATGTTTTTTAATTAAAGTAGTCCAAGTGTTGTTGTTTACTTCCATTGTTTTCTTTCTTAACTCTTTTGCTTTTTCTGTTAGTTTAACTGTCATTGTTTTCCCTCCTTATTAATATACCACTTCCCATTACTTGCTACTTGTACTCCAAGTTTATGAAGTTCTAAAAAAAATCTTACAATAGATCTTTTCTCTTTCATTTGCATATTTTTATCTTTAGGAAAATGCTTATCAAATATCTCTAAAGATTTATTCATTATGTTTTTACTTACTTTCATTGTTTCCCTCCATTGTTGCTAATTGTTTTCCATCTTCTAGTATTTGTTCAAACATACTACGAAGACCATTTTTTTTCATTGATGCTTCTTGATCAATCCAACATCTATAAGTCTCATCAACATAAGCATCTATTCTATCTTTTACTTCATAGACTTTCATATAATTATTGGGGTAGTCTTTTTTTAATTTTTCCCAATCTTCCTTTGTCCATCCTTTTGGTATCATTTTTTCCTCCATTTGTTGTTAATGACTCATCTTATTAAAATCACACAAAAATGGTATTGGACAGATTGTCGCAGTTTTATTTTTTTTCTATGGGTGGGACCCGCCCACATGCTCTTATCTCCTTGGTGCGACATTTTGTCGCACCAAGAACCGAGGAACTTAATCGACTAAAACCATATAAGCCTTTGGATTCATTTTACTGAACTTGCTTATTGCTTTTTGCATTGGCTCATATAATTCATCAGCCTCTAACATTTTAATTGCATTATACAAAGTATGTTCCTCTTGAGTGAGGTCGATACTTTCCCCACTAAAAGGATTTGTCGTTGTATATAAAGTTTCGTTTTTTATCATTTACCTTGCCTCCGTAAATGGAAACTTTAATTGTTTAATATTGTCTACGAATGTTTGCTTTTTTTCTTCAGCAAATTGAATAATCGTAAACGACTCGTTTTCTTTTGCTAAAATATTTAGAGCATTTTTTTTCATCCTCGCTGACTCTAATGTTTTAGCAGTTTCAACTACATCGTACCTGTCATCGAATGTATTGAACTTCGTTCTTTTTATTAGTATGAACATTTTTCCTCCATTTGTTATTAATGATTAATCTTATTGTTTTAGAGCTATAATTGGAAGTTGCCAAATTGTCGCACCTTTTTATTTTTTTCTTGGGTGGGACCCGCCCACATGCTCTTATCTGATAGGCGACCCATTTTGGTCGCCTATCAAAGCTCTATTTATCTATCTCGAGAAATAGAAAATTCAGGTCTAATTCTATTTATAAAACAAAGCATATGCCACACGGCGATATCATAAGGCTTCATTGCTGTTTTACAAAAATCAAAAGATAAATCTTGTTCAGGATATTGCTTTTTTTCCATCACTCTCGACTCTTTACGAAGAACAAACGTTTCGTGATCCTCGTTTTTATCTTTTCTACCATTGAAACGAATTTCAGATTCATCTGTAGTTTCGTCAACAATGATACCATTGTTTTCTAATACTTCTTTTACATACTCATACTCATCTTTAATTGACTCCCATTCTTGATCCGTGAAGTCGTTGTATTGGTGCCAATAGTTTGTGTATCCCATTTTTTCCTCCATTTGTTATTAATGATTAAACTTAAACCAACGAAGTTCTAAATAGAAGCTGACAAATTGTCGCAGTTATTT